TACGCCGACTGGAGCAGTAGGAACATACGTAACCGAGATTTTAACTACTACAGCAGCAGCAGTACCAGATGACAAGATCAAGTCGATAGTGTCAGCAGCGGCATAGAATTTACCTACGCCGAAAGTTGGAGTAGTGGTGCCGTTGAATGATTGCGCGTTAGCAGAAGTATTGCCATCGATTGCAGAAGCGTAGCCCGATGTGCCAGCGCCGTCGCCGATGCCGAATGTGCAAGTGCCGCCTTCAACAGTAGTAACTTTGTAAGCTACTGACAGTACGAATGCGCCAGCGGGGATTGAGACTAATTGAGTCACGTCTGAAATAGCGACAGCAGAGCCTTTATAGGCAGCTACGTCAGCGCCGTTAAAGACCGCTGATACGGTTTTAACCGGTGATAAATTCACGATCTGATCGTGAGGATATTTTGCGTCTCTGTTTGTTAAGACGAAAGGTGTAGTTGGCATGATGTTATTCCTGTGTTTAAATTGTGCAAGTAGAGAGCGGCATTAAGCCGCTCTTACGAAAGTTTTTTATTAGGCAATCACGGCGGGCATAGACACCAACCCGCTAGGAATCAACGTCTTAAATCCAAAAACGTTCAAGCCTCTGATAGCGTCGCCGAATTTCGTTTGTAAGCGCAGGTTTTCCACTTTTACAATTTGCGATGCGAAAGTAACGGCTGATTTGTGGCCAGCGATACATTGGTAAGTAGTGCCAGCGTGTGACAGGTTGTTACTAACATACAGAGTGATACCGCCAATTTCGCCTAAACGACCATTGGTCATGTTGCTGCGAATAACTGAAGTTGTATCGCCTGTCAATGAAGCGTTTTTCAAATCCGATTTTTGGATATAACCGGCAGCTTTTGGAGGGATAACTAACCAGCGATTAGCAACTGGCAAATTAGATTCTTCCATTTTGACTTCTGCGTCGATTATCCAGTCGATAATGTTTGTCTTGTCGAGTGTCAATGAAGCCAATGCGTTAGTAGCGTCGGCATAGATTGAACCGAGAACTACTGTGTCAATAGCTATTTTCATTTGGTAGCCAGCGTCTTGAGTCAACTCGTTCATCAATTTGATGTCTTGTTGCGCAGTGTCAACGTCATCGATCTTGAAGCTGAAATATTTGGCTTTGTCGATGAGCAATTCAATTTTTTCGTCAACGATGTCCTGATATTGCATGTCTTGGTTTACTGTGTAGTCATTAATAGCTACCGTTGGACGGTTACGAATTAAGACTGATGCGCCTTGACCTTTAATTTCTCCTTCAAAATCGCTATTAGTGATTTGTGGGAGGAAGGTTTGAGCATAATATTTAAGGTTTAACTTCTTGGCCCAAATTTGGGGGTTGAAGTTACCGTTGGGCAAATTGTTGCCCGTGCGGGCTACTGATATTGGCATGATTGCGTTTCCTTATGGAGTAGCGGCGTCTCCCGACGCAGCGTTTTGTTTATTTAGTAAATTTCACCTCTCGCTAGTGCTTCATCTATGGCCGCTTCATGTTTCATATATTCTTCGCGGGACATCTTCGCAATTTGCGCGTTGGTGTATGTTGGTTTTTTTTGATCCGGCTTGGCCGTGCTTTTAATCGTTGGTGAAGAGGCCGCTCTGGCTTCGGCAAGTTTATCGGCTTTAGTGGCTACCGGCTTTACGGCTACTTGCTCAACTTCAGTTTTGTGTACGGTTTTTGGGTATTCCGCTCTAAACAGGTTGAGTGCAGAAATTACATCTTTCGCGGTGCCTTTCAACTGTAGCGCTTGCTGGATCATCGGACTCTGGTTTGGATACCAGTCTAGGTACGATGGATCATTAATTAAATCATCCACATCGTCGTGCTTCGATCTGATCGTGTCCCAGTATTTGTCTTCAGCCGTTTGTTGCTCGGTTTGCTTGAATCTGTCGCTGACTGCTTTCACATTACCGACGGAATCGTCTACTTCAGCGAGTTTTTTCTCTAACGCAGCTATCTTTTTCAAGAGAGGCTTAACTGCTTCTGGATAAAGTTCCATACCTTCCGCTAAATCTGAATCGTCCACATCGGGGGTAGATTCTGCCTGGGTGGTCTGTTTTTCCTGGAGTTGCTGAACCTGTGCTTGCAACTGCTGAATTAATTGATCTCTGGCCGCGTCCTGCTTACGATATTCCGCAAGGTCAGACTGAGCGCGATTCATAGCTTTTACAGCGTTTTTGTAGCGCTCTTCGTCTACAACTGCCTTTTTTGGCTCTTCGGTTTGTTCTTGTACTATTTCATCGACGCTAGATGTGCTCTCCTGGAGGTCTTCGTTCGATTCTTGTGTTTGTTCTTCGGAAGCTGTGCCGGATTCATCCGGGGCTTCTTGCTCTGAAGTGGCTTCTGATTCTGAATCCTGTGCGTATAAGGCTCTGATTTCAGAATCCAATGCTTCGTCTTCTGCCGCGTAGTCTCTGGTAGACATATAATTAGGTTTCCATCTGGTTGGGAAAGGTATTGTCATCTAGACAATTTTCTGCTATGATGTTATCATGGTACAGAGTTTGCCGATAATAATTCGGCTAAACATAAGACTATCAATAACACATATTGGATTGAAAGTCAAGTTTTATTTTTTTATGCTTTCGTCGAAGGCTCTCTGACCATAACTAACGTACCGCAATCGAAGATTCGTGAGTACCCGTTAGCCTTCATGTTTTCGACTTCGGTCAAGGAAGCATCAAAAGTGGTTAGCGCCTTTTCGAGCTTATGCTTCTGAAAGCCAAATCTGGATAGCCTTTTGTTCCCTTTAAGATAGTAGTATGCGGGTTCGGACTTATGCAACTCCTTAAACCCTACCGCTTTATAGCCGGCACCGTTAAATAACCGAAGGTCGCAGTAGGTTTTTACGTTAACGTCTTTATGAGTAGCCAGTAGCTTACTCAATCCTCCGACTACTTGGGTATTCAATTTAGTGCAAAAACGGATAAGCTCAATATCGTTGTTGTTCTTAAAGAGGCGTGACCTATCCCCGAAAGAGGCCATTGCTACGAGTTCTCCGTCTATTGTCAGTCCATAATGCGTAGAGCACGCCGTTTTACCCTGTATGTGATTTTTTTCGTAAAAACTCCCGGCAGTGGACGCGTCTACACAAATTAATTGTGTTTTACGCGCATAGTACCTGTTCTCGTACGAACCTAATCGTGTATTTATTATCGATTTTACTATCTCTGGTTTATGCTCCCACTCATCTTCAAAAATTTGAATGAGGTCTATTCCTAGTTCATTACACGCGTCCGTTTTACCCTTGTGATACTCCTTTCCTACCCTTTGCTCGTTGTGCCAATATAGCCCATTAAATTCCACAGCTATGTTTTTTTGCTTAAAATAAAGGTCTAGTTCCATTCTATTTAAACTGCTTCCATCGGTTCTACGAACCTCAGAGTTTATAGGCCTTAAATTAATCCAATGCTTGTTTGAAACGCCATGTATTTTGAAAGCATCAAATAACTTTATCTCCCCTATTGATGTCCCGTGGCCTGAGCATTTAGGGCACGCACTGCCTTGAATATGGTTGTGCGCCGACTGGGTAAATGCTCCGTGCTCTTTGCATAAAACGATGACAAATTCATGCGCTCCCTTATATTCTTGTTCTGGGTATTCATACAAGCCCCCGTGTGTGGCATTAGCCTTTTTCACGAAATCCTTGAAAGAACATATCCTGTCTACACTGAGTTTTTTATTCTTGCATTTCGCACACCCTTGGCCACGGAGATGCGTGTCGGGTATCTGTGAAAAATCACCGTGCACAGCGCACGTTATTGAAATTTTTGTTTTTGCGTTTATATACTCTTGCTTTTCGTATGTATACAAACCCTTATGTATTTCTAAGGCTTTTTTTACAAACTCATCCCATGTTGGTTTTAAATACTCTCCTTTTTTTATATTTCCGCATTTAGGGCATCCTCCCCCTTGAACATGGCTATCTGGAGTTTGTGTAAATTCGCCATGCTCTTTACATAATATCCTTACTTTTTTCTTGCAGCCCTCGTAATCCTGCTCTGGATAAGTATACTTATCCCCGTGTTTTTTTATTGCTTTTTCTACAAAAGCCTGAAATTTTCTGATCTTCCGTTCACTCGTTTCCATTCTAAACTCCGTCTAAGTTTAATTCGCCCCAAAAGGATAGTTGTGGAAGCCGGGGACGAACCGGTTTGTCGGGGATCAGCCTATCCACATTATTATCTTAGCACATTTACCCTTTTTTATCAAGCATAGAAATAACTTTTTTCTGCAAGGCGAAGTCCTCACGGATTTCCACCGCTCGGCCTTGCAGTTTTTGGACGTTCAAGCCGCCCTCGTATTCTAACTCCTGGTGAATACGGTCGAGCTTCTCCTGCTTGACTTCTAAAAAAGCTTTCCATCCGGCATGGTTAGTTAGTTGAAGAATGAGTTCGGCTTGGCGGGGTGTCATTAATTAATTCCTGCTTGTTCGTTTCTCATTGTTCGTTTCTCATTGTATTGATGCCCTGATTTAAGCCTTGTTCCGGAGATGGTAACTGTGCTGGAACATTATTCATAGGAACGCCGGCTGGCATTTGTGGCGCCGCCGGATTGGCAGGGAAATTAGGGTGCGAATTTTCTTGAATGTCCATCGGTTGAGCCGGTGCTTCGGAAGGAGAGATTAGCGGTGCCCCGTTAAGATCAGCTCCTCCGGCAGACATATAGATAGAATCTGCAATCGGCGTTATCGCCGGGTTTGTGGCGACTATCTGTCCGGCTTGTATACTCGCAAATAAGCTCCTAATGATACTTTCTGTGCGTTCGGCATCAATCTTGGACTTGGCCGATTTTTCTTTTTCTGCCTGTACGGTAGCCAATTCTGCTCTCGCTACATTCAATGGGTCTGGCGCTGGTGCAGGTGGCGCGGCTTGTTCTGGCATAACAGCCGGAATAGCTAATTTAGAATCTATCTCAAGCGCCTCGGCAACCTGCTTCAACAGGTACTTTCTGTCCACGCTTAACGCATCCTGTGGGTTGGAGACGATATTCAAAAATTGCATAAGTGCCTGACTTTTTTGCTCTTTTGCGACTATAGCACTGGTTCCCATCACGGAAATATCCAAATCCCCTTTGATAGCATCATTGTCGCTAAATTGCATCTCAAAATCATACATTGCGTGGATCACTTTCGATACGCAATTTTCTAAATTCTTTACTACCGCCTTGATGGGTAATTTCGCTGTACCCAGTTGCATACTCAATCCTGATGATGTAGTATTCGCGTTGGACTGCGATTCATAAGCGTAACTGGGCAGCGCGGATTCGTTGTCGGCAAATTGCGACAGCATTCCCACAATGCTTAATAATTGCGATGTGGGTGCTTGCGGACTGAACCAGCGCACAGCCGGGACTGACGGATCGCCGGAATCTCTAAGATAGGTCATCCCCGGTGTTATAACGCTTGGGTCCTGCCCGTCCTGAAGCATCGTAACATTAATTTCAGAGATCGGGTATGCTGACAGTACCATCGAATCGAGCATTGCCCGCATCGAACCGTTCAACATTCCCTGCGTATGCCGGATCATTCTGACTGGCGATACGCCGAAAAACTGGTGTGGTATTCTTGAGTAAACGAAGAAGCTGTAAGGGATTTTCTGTTTTTTAAGCGGAGATATTTTAGCCAGTAGCGTCTTGCCGGCGCATACCCAGCAATTAGCCCACAGCGTTTCGCTGTCGTCCTCTACGCCTTCCACGCCAGCCGATTTCAGCATCCGGCCCGTTACCAAGCCCCAGTATTCTATAACGTCGTAGCGGTCTCCACCGGCCGCTGTGGTGTCCTGGTTCTTGGCTAGACTGCGGCGTTCGGTTTCGTGGTAAAGCGGTACATGGTTTCCATTGGCGGACTGCTCCAGAATCTCGTCGATCTTGTCTACGTCAAAGCGGGAGTCGTCTTTTAACTCGGCAAACTGTCGCCTGTTGAGAACATGCCTTTCGAACACGCCGGACATATCCTCTTCTCGGGTTGCGTAAGGATCGGGGAAAATATCAAACACGGACGGGCTGCCCATGACTGGATACGGCGTCTCAGATTTTATAACGTCCCATTCGGAGATGCCTGTGTCCGTATCGCTGGTAAATCCCCATCTCTCAATCTTCTTGACTCCCGGTGTCACTTTCATAACGCCGGTGCCGATGATGCACGCTTCCAGAACAGCGGATTTCAAATGACCGTCAAAGTCAAGGTCAATTAGCTTGTCGGAAATTTCGGTCTTCATGGCCTCGGCCCGCGCCTTCATCTCATCGATAAAGTTGGGAATACCTTCGAGTTTCCTTTCGCTTTCCGGAACGGGGGTTGGCAGTATATCCCAAAAGTCATCCGAGATTAAATCGGTTATTCGTGCGAAAGCCGCGTTAGCCTTGGTACGCGACAGGCCTATGTAGATATGTGAATGGAATTTTGAAATCTGCGCGACATCGGGTTCATTAACCTGGTCGTAAGCGCGTAAATCCTGTAACCAATTGGATTCTATCTCCCGCCGGTTGTCGCTCCACTGTGTCCATTTGCCGTACAACATACTGCCTAACAGATCGTTGGAATGGCTTATTTTTTGTTGCGCTTTGTCGAGGTCTACTGGAGGGCTCGTATCTAGCGAGAGAATTAAATCTTGCATTTTTGTTATCCGTCTATGTGGGAGCGTATGGCGTCATCACGACGCGGGCGGAGTTTTTGTTATGGGGCGG